ATGATCCTCATTTCTTTTTGAGTATTGTGTCTTACCTCATCAGGATTAATAGATACTGGATATATCTTAGATAATACAGGCTTAAGTAGTGAGGAAAACATACCATCACCAAAGTTACTCTCAATGATAATTTCATTTACTTTATGTTCCCTAGCTTTCTTAGCTATCTCTGTTAATGCTTCAGGACTATAGCCACCAGGTAATCCACCTGCATCTACTACATATAACATACCATTAAGTTGTTTAACAATAGCATAACCTGTGTTATCTTTACCTCTACCTGCAGGGTCAATAGACATTACAGTACCTGAGTAATCTTCCCATTCATCTGATACATATAATGGTTTATGGAACCTATCACCAGTAAAGCCTACATTAGGTAAGTCTTTTATAACTTCTTCTGTTCTTGTACCCCAGGCTACCTTAACAGGACATTTATCTCTATCTATGTCCATAACTATTAAGTCACTAAGTTTAAGTGGATACTTATCTTGATCTGATAGGGTAGTGTCCAACATGAACTGTAGAGCAAACCCTGAGCGACCATAGGACGTCTCACGTTCACTCAAGTCTACATCATCAAACCTATCGGGATCTACGGCTGTCCAAGCGTTCTCTTCGGTCCACCTATCTGCTACATAAGGTGCTAACTTAGGTCCATAAGACTCTAATTGCTTAGCATTCTTAGGGTACCTAGCTGTCCATATCTGTTGTTTATAGCCTCTTTCTGCTAATACATTGTATATAGACTCTTCTGTCTGTGGTGTACCTAGATATATGATCTCTGATGTAGGATCTGGTGTTAATATAGCTTCAAACTCTTTAATTGTCTCTGATAACTTCTCTCTTTGTGTCTGTGTAGCAGAGTTATTAGCTGATTCTACGTCATCAGCAATGATTAAACTAGCACGAGAGCCTGTCATTTGCCCTGTTACACCTACAGATTTAACTGAAGGAGCGTGTGAAGCTCTGGATGGAGCTACATCAAAGGCTATATTAGAGTTTCTTTGGTCATCATTAGGTGCTAAATGTTGTAATATCTCCATTTCACCAAGTAATCTCTTAGTAAATATGGAGAAATCATCTGCCCTTTGCTTAGATGCGGAGACTACAAGTATCTTCTCTTGTGGATTAATAAGTAATCTCCAACATACAAAAGCTGAAGTAATCCATGACTTACCTACACCACGGAATGCTTCAATGATCTTCCTCTTTTCATTCTTAGTCTGTAAGTAATCAGCTATATCATACTGTACAGGAGTAGGATGAGGGAGGTTAAGGTGTTGCCAAGTGACGTACAGGAAGTTCCTGAAGTCTGTCATTGGATGTTTCATCTATTTCTCCCTATGTGAATGTCCTTCGTCTTTATGAGCATCACCTGTCTTAGCATTAAACTCATTTTGTCTATCTCTAACCTTTACAATATTTTCAGGATTAACATCTAAGCCATACTTACCTTGTTTATAAGGATAATGTTCTCTTCTTTCTTCTGCTGTTAAGTCCATTCTGTTTTCAGTTAATCTAGCTTGTACTTCTCCTAGCTGATGTCTATAAGCAAAATTAGCCATCTCATCTACATAAGAATCTAAAGAGTCGTGTCCTGCTTCTCTAAAATCAAAACCTTCAGGTATTAAAGATCTAACAAAAGGTTTTAAAGAATGACTATTGCCTCCTAAAGTCCACCCTTCTTTTACTTGAATAGAGTGTTGTAACTCATGAACCATAGTTTTCTTAATTTCGTTTCCTACTCCGCTCCAGTTTACAACACCAGTGTTAGGGTCTGTATAAGATTCAATCCAAGCATCTGAACCATACAGAGTCATATCCCCTGCAGTTATATTGTCGGCATAATCTTTACCATGCGTCTTCACAATACCTTCATAGGTGTCCATTTTTTGAGTTTTTGTGTTGTAAAATTTATAACCATACTGTTTAGGATTAGGTGTAACGCCACCATAAACATATTTTCTATCTGTTGCTTCAAATGTTACTCCACCTTCTTCTAAACCTTTATAAGCATTATATAATTCAGGGTGATCTAACACTCCTGCATTTCCGTTTAATACAACTTCTGTATCTGATTGTCCTGTATTTGTTCTTATTATAGAAGATATAGGATTTTGAGGATGGTCAGGATTAATAGGTATTACATTACCTTTACTATTTAAAGCCATAGTTGTAGCTGCTGCACCTTTAGTCAACTTAGCTTCATTATCTGGTATCTCTTGTTGCCAAGCATTACTATAGTTTCTCATTGTGCCTGTTTTCTGCCAAATGGTTTCTGGATCAACCCCTGCTTTTTCCATTTCTTTAGCTTTAGATTCCATACCCATGTTATAAGCAGAAGATGTTTTACCAATAAACGTAGCAACATCATGTTTCTCACCTGTAAAGACACTAGGTTGTTCTGTCATTGCCCAGTTAGTTTTATTCCGAGTATTTCTCCATGAATGATACTGAGCTTTACCTTCATCTTCTATTTGTTTTTTACTTATCATATCCCTAGTCCTGTCTTATTAAGTGATTGCACTAGCTTGTCTGCCTGTGCAGAGATACCTGTGCCTATCTCTAGGTTAGGTGTAAGTTTCTTAGCTTTAGCTATACTCCCTGTGGCTACCTTGGTATCCTGTTGTTTAGCTTTGTTATCCCTTACAGCATTCTCGTCAGATATCTTATCGTTACGTCTTAGAGTGTCTGCATTAGACTTTCTTCTAGCAAATACATTATTCCAATCACCAGTCCAGTCATCATAGGAATCAAAGAAGGTACTAGACTCTTGTTTATACATACCGTTGTTAATCTGCTCTAGGTATTTCTGTTCAGATGCAATCTGTGCGTTCTGAGTTTTTCTATCTTCAGCAGTGTAACGATAGTTACTTTTATTTAAAGCACCCATCCATCCTGTAGAATATCTAATTTCAGAATCTTGGCTTAGCTGAGCCTGGGTACGAGCTATAGAATCTTGAAGACCTTTAATTAAATCTGACTGCTTCTGAGTACCATAGTATTTATTATTGTATTGGTCATGAACTACCTTCTGAGTAGTACCTGCTTGCCAATAGACGTTTTGAGGTGAGCCCCAACCATTATCGGTATAAGCTGAGGATGAGCCCATAACTCCTCTTTGACGCAAGTGTCCTGCACCTGAGTACAGGTCTAAATATGATGATGCCATAGTGTTTCCTTTAGTATCTTTAAAATGCCCGTGAAGGGGTCTAGGAGCTCCGTGGTGAGCTTTTAATTTAATTTAGGTAGGTAGACAAGGGCTAGTTTGAAATAGCTCTCTTTTTGGGTATCTGATGTATGTTATCTTGGAAGGGTAGTTCTGCTTCTTTTAATAGATCCATAGGATTTGCATTTTCTGCAACAGAATCTATGTTATTATCTTTGAGGAACTGTCGAGCAACGTTAAGAAACGCTGGTGTTACCTCAGGGTCCTCAAGTTGTTTAGCAAGAACTTCCGCTAACTTACTGTGTAGTAAGGATAATTCATCGTTATTTGCTTTCGACATAATGTTTTACCTTATAAGCTGCTAGATTACATGGATCGTATTGCCATGATGTCATAGTGTTCTGTACTTTAGGATGGTCTACACGACAGTTCTCATATGAATGGTAAGCTTTAGCTACCTTCCAATCGTTATCCATTCCATATCCTACACCTGCTAGTAATCCTATAATTGCTAATATTTCCATATTTATAATTCCTTTTCAATTGAACGAGTTACAGTACATTGTTCATCTATTACATGAGTGTGTGTTGTAGGCTCGATTGCATCAAGGTAGTCACCGCCAGCGAAGGCGGTAACCAATGCAATGAGGCTAACTAAAGTTTCTTTAGCGTTCATTACATATCCTTTTTCTTAGTTTGTTTATGAGGTTTGTCTAGTACCCAGTGTTTCAGTCGGTAAAACCAGTGCTCTACTACGGACTCCCATAGCCAGAGTGCTACGACTACTGTTACTATCCATTGCCATGCAGGAGCTGTGACGCTCCATATTGCGTGTTCCATGTTTGCTTCCTTAGTTAATTGCTCCCCAAGTTAGCTCCCTTATTTCTTTCTTAAGCCAGTTATTATAACGCTGTATATGTCACTAGTGTTGAAATCAGACGAATTATA